GTATCAGATTGTTGACCCTGCGGGTGCTAGAAACTATGTAGCAATATGGGCTGCCGTAGACATAAATGGGTTTATTACCATACTTCGTGAGTGGCCAGATAGGGACAGTTACGGAGAGTGGGCATTGTCAGGTGATCCCAAGTGGAGGTTTGGTCCAGCAGCCAAGAAACTAGGCTATGATGTTCAGGCTTATATAGATGAGTTCTTAGACATAGAAAGTGATCTGGGAGTAGAGGTGTATGAGCGTATAGGTGACTCCCGTTTCTTTGCTAGAGAGAACGAGAACAACACAGATCTGTTTGAGAGCTTTGCGGTCAGGGGTATGTATTTCATTCCATCTAGCGGATCAGACATCGAAACAGGACTATCTGGGCTAGACGAATGGATGCGATACAACCCGGATGCAGAGATAGATGATGCCAACAGACCCATCTTAAAGATACACTCGTCGTGCGGTAATTTAATACAGAGTTTAATTAACTGGGGACACAGAGGAAAGATAGACGAACCATTGAAGGACTGGATTGACCTTCTGCGTTATTTACGGATGATAAATGACGGATATGGACCAGACTACGTTTCTGACACCTCAACAACAACAACCAGAAGACAACAAGGAGGATACTAATGAAAATTAAACTAACTGAGTTTGCTGAATATCACGATACTGATTTCGACGAAGCTCTCAAAATAGCTAAAGAAAAATTACCGCAGGAATACATCAGTGGTAAAGGTAAGAACACTTGGATTAGCCTAGAGGGGCAGGACATTCTGGGCGATGGTTTGTTTATTGATGAAATAATTCCTAAGCATTTTAAGGGCAAGGTATTATCAATTTGCCCAAATCCTAGATTCAACATGGTTCATTTTGTAGAGATGGGGAAGAAAATTCCCGTCCTTATGCCCAACAGATTGAAAGATAGGTTCTTAGGTAAGATAATCTGTTTTGAGGTAATTGAATCCGAGACAGGGGTCAGCTATCGTTATGTCAAAAGTTGATAGAACAAAGATATTTTATGGACGTAATCTTGTAACTGGAGAGATCGAGGACGAGAATCTGACTCTAGATTATAAATGGAACCAACAGAACAGGGATCGTCTCATAATGTGGGAGATTTTTAAGCGATACGTTAAGCATGAATCCGAAGTTCCTATGACTAACATAGAGTTATGTGATAAGATAGGCAGTTCTAGGACTCATCTTGCTAGCATGATTCAACTAATAAAAGATAGACTAAATGCAGAACGATAATATTTCAAATGCTCTTACCTACGTAGGCAACGAGCCGGACATTAAAACACTCCGCTTTGCTTACGAGCAAACTATAACAGAGCTTGAATCTTATTTTGATTTATGTCGTACGAGCTACGACGACAGGCGTAACTGGTGGCCAGGCAAGAGCCGCGATCACCGCAAGCATGGCGCAGACGCATTCCCTTGGGAAGGTGCTAGCGATACTGAGTGCCATCTTATTGATGAACGCATCACGAAACTTGCATCACTATTTATTTCTGCACTCAAGAGGGCTAATGTCAGAGCGTTTCCCGTAGAAAGTGGAGATATTGTTCGCAGCAAACTAGTGTCAGGGTTTCTCAAGTGGATGATACGATCTGGATACATCCCTCGCTTTTACAGAGAGATGGAACTTGGTGCTAACTATTTGCTAGAGCGTGGACTTCTAGTCACCTACGTTGGGTGGCACATGGAGGATCGATCCTTTGAACAAGAGATTGATCTTAATCAAATTGCACAAATGTCTCCAGAAATAGTCGAAGCCATATCGACAGGAGATAACGATGAAGAATTAATTCTACTATTACAACAAGTTTTTGACGGCGTTACAGAAAAACGAGCAAAAGCCGCACTCAAGGATCTACGCAAAAAAGGAATTGCGAAACTGCCCGTAGTGCGTCGTCAAATTAATTGCCCTGAAGTCAAAACCCTAGCACCTGATGGTGACTTTGTCTTCCCACCTTATGTTACTGACCCGCAACGCGCACCCTATTGCTTCTGGAAAACGTATTATACTCCACAGGAACTAGAACTTAAGGTAACAACTGATGGTTGGGATCAGGACTTTGTAGATATAATGATCGAAAGATACCGAGGTGTAAATATTGACAGCCTTGAACGATACGAAGAGGGTCGACGCAGCATGAGCCTAACGGACACTGCATATGAAGCTGACGAACTTATTGAAATTATTTACGGATACCAGAGACTTATCAACGAAGAGGATGGCTCTGAAGGAATTTACTGCACAGTATTTCATAAAAACTTTGATGGAGATGTTGCAACTGGGACTCCGGGATATGCAAAGTTTGAACTACTCAATGGATATGAAGACTATCCAGTAGTAGTGACACGTTTGTCCGAGGATACTAAACGTCTCTATGATGTATCTACCGTTCCCAGTATTCTTCGTGGTATTCAGAATCAAGTAAAGGTAGAGCGTGATTCACGGATTGACCGCAATAGCCTAGCTACCCTTCCTCCAATCTTGCACCCAGTAGGTCAAGCACCTAATGACTGGGGACCAGGTCGTATGATTCCATACCGACGCAAGGGGGATTTAGACTTCGCGCCGACTCCTGCATACAATCAGGGTTCTCTTGAGATGGAACGGACACTAATTAATCAAGCTGACAGGATGATAGGACTGGATATGAATGACCCCATGTCTCAATCCAGACAGCAGTTCATGGTTGATAAGTACCTTGGTCACGTATCTGAGGTGATTCGTATGGCGTACAAGTGCTTCCAGCGATTCGGACCAGACGAGGTCTTTTTTCAAGTTACTGGTATTCCTGATCCTCAAATAATGAACAAAGGTAATCCTAACGAGAACTTTGACATTATGATTAACTTTGATGTGCTTGACAGTGATCCAGAGACAGTAGAAAAGAAGTTACAAGGATTTGTTTCATTACAACAACTCAATGTAAATAACCGAATGAATATCGATGGATTACTTGATATTGCAGCCGCTAGCATTGATCCGGTTATGGCTGACGCAGTTCTGCAACCCGCAGAGGATGCTCAACAAGAGATGGTTAAGAATGTTACCGATGATCTTACAAAGATTTTTGCAGGTATTGAAATGCCAGCCCGTCCCACAGGCGCACAGATTGCTATGCAAGTTCTGCAACAATACGTCCAGCAGCCTGACATCCAGCAACGTCTACAGCAGGACGAAGCATTCCGGGGACGCATGGAAAAATACCAGGGTCAATACACCTTCCAGATGCAGCAAGCGCAAAACGCCCAAATTGGTCGAGTCGGCACAGCACCTGCACAGATGGGTGAGATTAGCACTCAAACAATGTAGTAAAGCATATTTGTGCTTAGATGATTAAAAAGATACAATATTTAATTTTTCCTGCATTAATTTTGTTGGTTACATTATCTGTTTATTTGTTAGATAAGGATATAAATAAATATTCTGAAGTCATTGCAGTACAACAAACTCAGATTGATAGTCTTGAAAAACAACTTGGTTATCATGACATAAGACTTAGCGGTCAAATGGACACTCTTATGGTGCATCGTTCACGACTAGAACAGATAAAAATTTTTTTAGAAAACATAAGTCAAAGTTATGTCTCAAAAGAATAACTTACATTATGGCTGATAACAAAACACCTTCACAACTCGCTCAACAGCGAGTCCGCGAACAGCGTTCACAGAATTACTTTAATATGCTCTCTCTCAACGAGGGCAACAAACCTAAGGTCTACAAGGACAGTAAGGGTAACCGTACCATAGGGATTGGATTCAATCTTGAGGATGCTGGGAACCGTAAGTTCCTTAAGCAAGAAGGCATTGACATCAATGAGTTGTTTACTGGCAGAGAGTTAACCGACAGGGAAACAAAGACTCTTTACAACCACAGTCTAAGGCAAGCATTTAAGGATGCTCAGTCCTATGACCCTAACTTTGCTAAGAGGCCAGAGGCAGTAAAGATGACTTTGGTCGATATGGCATTTAACCTTGGTTTGACAAAACTAAATAAGTTTGTAGAAATGAAGAAAGGTCTTATGAATAATGACTACAATGTAGCTGCTGACGAAATGGTTGACAGCAACTGGTATAAACAGGTAAAGTCCAGGGGTCCTAGAATGGTGAACGTAATGCGTTCTGCAGCAAAATAATATGAACATCCAAGACGACATAAAGACACTTCATAATTACGAAGCATTTGCTAGGTTCATGAAGATGGTGCATGACCTCAGAGAAGAGGCTATTGAGGAGCTGCATGAAGCCAGTAGCGACAATATTCAGCAAATATCAGGACGGATTATCACCTATGACCAGCTATTGCAGTTATCGAGCTGGCAGGAACTAAGTGTCCGGCATCGCGAAAATTTCTAGGCTGAACAACAACTGTTCACCTATGTTATATTAACGTATCGCAATCTCTCGGCGTAAATGAGTGGAACTTATGACAGATGAAATCACGACTGCTGACTCTGGGGCAGACCAAATACCAGTGGACAATACTAATATATCCGTAACGGATTTTGCAAATCGTCGATTGGGCGAGATGAAGGCTCAACAAAATGTTGAGACAGAGTCAGAACCAGTTGCCGAAGAGCCAACGGAAGAGACACCCGAAGAGGTCATTGAGGGGACTGAGGAAACTCAAGCAACTCAAGAGGTCGAAGAAGGTGAACCAGAAGTTGAATCAACATCCGAGGATGTTCTTTCACAGATTGATTTGGACAACGCGTCCGAAGAGGAACTACGGGAACTAGCTGATAAGTTAGGCAGTAAAGCTGTGGCTCGTTTTGGGGAACTTACCGCA